TCTTAATATAGACGCTCTTTTTTCGGCTTCAAATTGTTTTCTTTTTTCAGCCTTAACCTTTTGATCGTACTTTTGTTTTATCAATGCTTTCTTTTGCTCGTTTTCGCCTGCAGCTAATAGTTCGGCTTCCATTTCGGTATTTAGTTGCGCTATCCTTTCCTCACTTGCAGCCTGTTCGCTTGCTCTTAACATATCCACGCCCGCAATTACAGTTGAAGTAGCAGCGGTTGCAACGGCACTAGCTTTTTCCCAATCTGAAAAAGCACTACCATCCGCTTTTTTTCCATTTAGCACCGCCATAGCACCCTCAATATCGCCTTTTACCTTTGCCAACGCTTGTGGATCTATTCCTATTTGAAGTAATATTCCACTTGAAGCAAACGCAAATAGGTCATCTAATTGAGATTTTAATTTTGCTTTATTCTCTTCTGCAATATCAATATCTAACTTTATTTTGTTTTTTTCGTTTTGCGATAATGCTTTGTTTAAGTCTTCAATAGATTTTTCAATTGCTTTAACATCTACAGAAGTAGACGGGTCAATCCCTTTTGAAGTTAGCAAATTAGTCAAATTTTCTTTTTGACTTTGTAGATTTTTTAATTCAAGTTGGGCTTTTTCTTTTTGTATGTTTAATAGTTCTTTATTTCCATTAAGTTCATCCAATCTAGTTGCATACTTTTTATTTTTTAATTCTTCTTCTTTATTCAATAAAAATTTATACCTTTCTTCTTCGGGCTTTGTGCTTAAAATGTTTTTAATTTGGTTATCGTCAATTTGTCTTTGGGCATCCTTTTGAGATTGAATAATCCCCTCAAAAATAGTGTTTGCTTTTTCAAGTTCTTTATCTAATGTTTCTTTATTGACTAAGTACCCATTTTTATCTCTTATTTTAGCCTGTTCTGCAAGTTTATTATTATACTGGGTAGCAATTGCTAAAACTTCGTCTTGATAATTAATTTCAAGTTGTTTTAATTTTTCCTGCTCTTTTGCAATTAATTTAGGATCAACTCGTAAATTTTGCATATCCAAAATTTTATTCTTTTGGTCTTTTATTGGGGCATCATTTAATTTTTCAATTAGTGAATCCCTTTCTTTAATAAGTTTGGTTAAAGTATCTTTTTCTGTTTTTATAGGATCTTCTTTTTTAGTTCCTCCTTTTGCGCCTCCTTTTGCACCACCACCACTAGATGCCGTTGGTTTTTGTTGTGCCTTTTTAGCCTTTTCCTCTTCGGCTTTATTTTCGGCTTTTGTTTTTGCTAATATATCCGCTTTTTGCTTTTGTATCTTTGATATATTATTTGTAGATCTAGTTATTGAAGCCTCTAAAGATTTAATAAGGCTATCGGTACTTATTCCCAATACATCAAAAACGGGTTTTATTTTTTTAGCAATGTATAATAAGCCTTGAGTTATTTTCAATACCATTTTATCTATAACACCATCCCAAATAAAATTCAATGAAGTAAAATATCCTTTTATTGTATCTATTGCACCTTTAAAGTCACCACTCAATACGCTCGTTAATACACTAAATGAAGTCTTAATATTTAAAAATACGGTTTCAAGCGCACTCGCAATAAATTCAAATACAGGTCTTAATTTTGCAATCGTTTCAAAAAATGTAATTTGTAAATCTACCCAAAGAGTTTCTAATGTCTTAATAAAAGCAATTGCAGTATCGGACTTAAACGCTCTATCTTTTGCGTCCTCCAAATCTTTTGCCCTTTGAGCGGAACTAACCATAGCTTTTTCATAGTCAGTTAATCCTTTTGTAGCTAATTCTTGAGATTGGTTAATCGCTTTGAATAATGCCTCAATACCGCCCAAATCTTCCGCTGGGCCACCACCTAAATCGGCCGTTAATTGTGCAAGTTGTTGTGTGTTTAATCCTGCCCTTTGCGCTTCTTTGGCTACGGCGGTCAATGATTCTTTTACACTTAAAGTTCCGTTCTTGACACCTCCTAAAATCTTTTGAGTAAAATTAGTACCAAAGGCATTTATTAAAGCGTCCTCAGCTGGCTTTGTACCTTCTGAAATCCTTAATCCAAACTCTTTGATAGCATCGGGTAGCTTATCACTATAAATTTGTAAATCAATTCCAGTATTAATAACATTTAGAAACTCCTCAGCGCTAAATCCCGCCTTTCTAAAGAAAACTCCATACTCTCTAATCGAATCACCGAACTCGCCACTCCTTGCACCCCCTCTAGCTAATCCTTTAGTATAAACATCAAATGCCTCCTTAGAAGTCAATCCAAACTCTTTCATTAAGTTGTCCTGCTCTATTATAGCTTCTGAAAACTCTTTGCCAAAAGTATTAGATATTGCAGTTGCGTTCTTTCTTAATTCGTTGGCCATTTCGCCTGTAGTTCCTGTTAATTGCTCAACTTCGCCATTTAACTTAGAAACCTCCATATTAAATTCAAACCATTCTTTAGTTGCAAAACCTATCGCTGCTAATGCTGCAATCGCTGCACCAACTGGAGTCGCTATAAAAGCCAAAGACGCACTTGTCATGCCTCCTATGCCCGCCTTTATTGCATTAAAAGAACCTACTAAATCGCCTGACTTGAATAAATCAAAGCCTTCTTTTAAAGAGCCAAACGCCTCACTAAAACCTCCTTTTATATCACTAGACGCTTGTTTTGATTGTTTTGATAAGTTTGCTAATTCATTATCAATGCCTCCTATAACGGCTTGTAGTTGTCTATATTCATTTGTGGTTTGATTCACACTTAAAGCCACTTTTTCCATTTCGGCTTTTATCTGAGATAGCTTTTTTGAATCCTTAACGGCACTATCAATTGACTTTGAAAATTCATCTAAATTTAAAACCTCACCACTTTGTTTGCCTATATCTACTAATGCTTTTTTTAATTCGTTTACGTTCTTAATTTCAAACTTTGGTTGGTTCGCATTAATATTGTTTACTAAATTGTTTGATTCTTTTTTGATAGTATCAAAGTCCGCTTGTAAGGCGCTAATATCCGCTCTATATTTTACTATTATTTCGTCCATACTACTTCTTATTTTGTTTTTCGATTTGTTTTATCTTAACCTGAAATTTACGCAACGCAGAAAAATATACCGACATAGGACTACGTCTAATAAGATTTTCCTCTTCTAAATTTTCAGATATGTAGGTAACTTGACTTTCTATTTTTCTTGAATAGTCAAATACTATTTTGGCTGGATTTTCGATTGGATTTGATTCATCACTTGTCGGAACGCTGACATTTGAGATTCCAAATTTTGTTGTAATATATTCAAGTTCAATGCCGACATATTGAGCGATTTTAAAAAGTCCTGCAATATTGGTTCGCAAAAAAAAACCCCGCTATCTTCGGCTTTTATCATTGTGTCTCTTATATCCTTTGCCTTCTCCAATAAAAACTCATTTGAAATAGGTTCGTTTTTTTCATCCTCTCGCAAATAAAGAACCGCCATAAGTTCGTATAGCATATTAGTATCCATTGCTATTTGCCTTCTTATATCTAGTGCCTCAATAGCTGAACGGTATTGACTTATATTATTGAATCCCCTTGTTGTTTCAATCCACTCATTTAAAGAAGCGTTTGTGATACGGTTTTGCATTTCAACTAATCGTGTGGTATATTGACCATGATACCGCTCAAAGTTAATTTGATTCATAGTATCAGAAAATCGGTAGTATTTATAACCACCTACCGAAGTAAATACATAAATCATTTTTTGATTTCCATTTGGCGTTTTTACCTTTTTACCAAATAAGTTCCTAAAATTCGCAAGCCTCATATAATACATCGTTTTCGTTTTCACAATCATTGAATTGTAGCTTAATAGTATTTCCGGAATCAAAGTTACCATCGCAGTTAATATATTCAATAGGGATGATAGTTCCTGCAGTGTCAGTTAATTGAAGCTGAAATAAGTTTACATTATCAAAGTGTTCTAATATTTCTACATCGGTAAGGTATATTTCGCCTCCTTGGCTCGGTAAATCAATTGAGCAACTTTGCCCTTTCTTTTTAAATCTAAGCACTGTATCATTAAGAGAATGCGCTAATAATAGATTTGTATCACAAATAGATGCCTCTACAATTGGAATGCAATAAGAATTACTCATAGTTTGGAAAAAGTTTATCATAAGTTAAAGTTGCTATCACACTTGTACAGATAACAACAAACGGATAATAGATAGGCTCAATAAATAAGATAGGCAAACTCCATACGCTACTCATACAGGTCGCACACCCAATTGTAGGCTTTTTGATGTACCTATTTTTAATTACTAAATCTAAAAAGTCGTATAGCCTACCGAATATCATTCCATCCTGACTAGCTAACTTGAACGAATTAATCGCAAAAGCCACCATTAAGGATAAGGCAAAAATCTCTATTAAATTGAATAATATCATATTTATATTTTATGCAAATTTACAAAAAATAATCATAGGTTAAAATAAATATTCTCTTTTAATATGTTTTTCTTAATAAGGAAATATGTATTAAAAGCATATCTCAACGTATCCAAGAAGTCGGCACGTTGCGCAAGGTCATTACGATCTTTTTTAACCAATCCTTTCTCATCTGCCTCCGTGTACTTTAATTCATAGATTAAATTTTTACATTTTGGATCAATTGAGACGTTTTTATGCCTATAGAAAACAAAATTACACAATTCTATTGAAGATATTACGCTGGGATTTGCTCTTGGAACTTCTAATCTTGTGCCTAAATTAAACGCTTTTTGTATCTGTAGCCAATTTGATAGGTTTGCAGTTGTTTCAGTGCGTCCAGTTGCATCACCTGTAAACTTTGCACGGCTTAATTCAATATCGGTATATCTTAATTTAATCTCATTAATCAAGTCTTGAGTCTTTGCATTATCAATCTTAATTTCATTGATTATATTGATATAATGGTTAGTCCCTTCTTTATATTCTTGCATTACTATACAAGCTAATGGACTTGTATTGAAGTCAATTGAGAATATCAAAGGATATAAAGAATTAGCCTCGCACGGCTTAACGTGCAACGTCTCATTAAAGTTGTGCATCGCTACATTTTGTACCCTATCGGTAAAATGCGCTAAATATTCCTGCTCAAAGGCGGTCATAGGCAAAGATAATCGAGCTTCTTCTACTTCGCTTTTATCAATAAAAGGATTTGAGACCGTAGGCATCTGAAATGACACCCAGTTATCTAATTTATTTTGATAGTTGAATAATTCATAAAAATAATGGTTTTTACCTTTTGGAGTTGATAGGAAATAAGCATCTCCTTTATAATCTGTAAGTAATGGACGTATTGATTGCTCCCACGCCTCCTGTGCTTTAATTGTATTGAGCATTGCATACTCATCTAATATAACTCTATGATATTTACGCCCCCTTACGCTATCTATTGAATCCAAACTCCAGCAGTCTAATATACCGCCCGTTATTGTTTCAATTCTTTTGTTTTGTTCGTCTTTTTTAGATATTATGTCTTTGCAGATAGATACTACTGACTTGAAAACCTCCCCTAACATTTTATAAGTAGGGCAAAAATAGGCGATTCTGCTACCGTGTAACAACCCTATTGACATATCATAGTCATCAATGATTAATTGCTCTGCTAGTGCGGTTTTTCCAAACCTACGTCCACACGCTACAACGTTAAACCTTTTTCTATTTTTTATTATTTCTTTTTGGCCGTTATGGAGGCTATTCAATACTATCTGCATTTTTTCTTATTATCTCAATTGTAGTATTGATGTTTTCTGTTTTCTTTGGTGCTTCCCAGCCGTTTAGTTTTGCCAAAACTTCTATCGCTGATTTTCTATCCGCTGGATTTGGTATTATAGTTTTATCTCCTACGTCTTTTGCCCCACCTTTTGCAATTTCAGTTAAAATAGCCATTGCTTCTTCTTTGCTTAAAATATCGCTTTTAACGGCTTCTTTTTCTATTTGTATAGTTTCGTTCAACTTCGCTTCATTAATTAAACTACGGCGTTCTTTATATGCTTCATTTGCGAGTTTCCAATATTTAGCAAACGTGGGTTCGCTTACCTTAAATTTACTTAAAAATACTTCAAATACATTAGTGTATGAAATAATTCCTTTTTCTAATTGACTAACAATAAAATCAATGTAAATTTCTTTACTCATTTATTTCTTTATTGTACAATAAATTCAAAGCTAAATTCAAATCAATATTTTGTGTTTCCGCTAATAACAAAAGATCGTTTAAAACTAAAGCAAACCCTTCTATTTGACTATCTACTTCGGCATTATTACCTATCCTTGTGAATAATGTATCAATACCTATATCCAATAATGATTGTTTTTCAAATAATTCAAGATTGCTATAATCTTCGTATTGACTCTCTACTATTATAGCTTCCATTTCTTTGAAGTCTTTTAATTTAATATCTTTCATTTTATTTCTTTTTAATTTTGTCAAATCTAATATAAATTGTAAAAAATACAAATGATATTGAAATTACTTTTTTGTATTCAAATTCTATATTGTCATAGCTTATTCCTAAATTAAGCCACCAATCGCCATCTACTTCATTTAATAATGCTTCTACTTTCATTTTTACTTTACTTTTATTACTTCGCCACAACCTCCTTCGGGGTCATTATCCAGTTCTTGACGTTCCCTTTCGGCTTGTACGGTTCTATAAAGATTAAAGTATATTCTACTCATTAAGTTTCTATTTTTTGAAGATAGTTCACTTAATTTGTTGTGAATCGCCATAATCTCGTTAGTAAATGGTACAATCTTATCTAATCCTTTTTCTTTAAGAAATTGAATATTTCTATCAGTTCTATTCATAAAGAATATCTTATCTAATCTCTCTTGAAGTGTCTTTTCCATTTAATCTAATTTAAAAATCCCTATGCCAAGCCTATCTATCTTGTTAAGTTTCTTTTGGTAACGTCTATAGCCGTAAGAATCAAACGCTAGGGATTTTATTTTGCAAATATACTATTTTTTTTCTAATTCTAAGAACTTTATTTCCCTTTGTAGAAAGTCAACTGCCTTTTTCAAGTCTTGAATCTCATCGTCTTTTTTACCTGCTCTGCATACATATTTTACAGCCGAACCACGATTAAAATTTAGCTTATAATCATTTGCAATATCGATTACATCGTACTCTTTTTCGTTCTTATAATGTTGAGGTATCATATTCTATATTTTTTTTAAAATACCCCAACCTACCTCTATACGTCTATAGTTTCAGTTGGAGGGTTCTCTGCTTATTTTCTTCGTCAGAGTTATATAACCAATCCGCTTTGAGCATTGCTAAGAGGCTTGACAGGTTTGTTTTATTTTAAAATGGCATTTCATCGCTTTTGCCATCGCTTGAAGTTTGAGCCGTTGGCTTGTACTCATTCAAAAAGATACTTAATTTTTCATCACGACCTTCGTTTATATCCAAATTAACATATCCTTTGTCGTTTTTGTTTTCTTGAAGCCATTGGATAGCATCGTCTACTTTTATTGATAAACTACCTAATACAAAAGCTGGTGCGCCTTGTCTTTTTGTTTTTCCGTAGAATCCTTTTGCGAATTTTTTTTCTGCCATTTTTATATAATTTTAATTTTAAATAATTTTTTTTTAATTTGATTGCAAATATAGGAATGGTGTGTTATTTTTTCTAGATCCATTTAATTTTTCAGATATTTTTTTATATCCTGTTATATTCATGCATTCCTTTACTGAGTTGTAAACTTTATTTGTTTCGGTATTAATTACTTTTTTTGATACTGGATTTACATATCCATTTTTATAATTTTCTTTTAGAATTTCGCTTATTTTTTTCTTGGTCTCTTCACTACGTTTTTTGCCTTTTTTAGCCTCACTTTGCTTTTTAAGGGTTTCCTCGCTATGTTTTCTACCCTTTGTCTTTTCAATCCTTTTTTTTATAGTCTCTTCGCTTTGCTTTTTGCCTTTTTGAGATTCACTATTCTTTTTCTTTGACTCTTCGCTATGCTTTTTGCCTTGCATTGGATGTACATAACCATTTTCATATAGATTTTTTTGAGCATCGCTCATTTTTTTTCGTGATTCCTCACTAGTAACTTGTTTCTTCTCTCCTACTTTTGTGTATTTTAAATTTAATCCAAACTCTCTATCTAGCACATCGTAGTATTCCTGATAGTGACGCTCATAATAAGGTATTTCTTCTGCTTTGCATTCTTTTACAATCTCAAAGGTATGGTTTTCAAACCCATATTTAACAAAAGAATTGTATAATTTCACTTGACCTTTGCAACTTAGATTTCTATATTCTTTGTTCCATCTTCTATAAATATCCTTTGACTCTCCGATATAAATAGCCCCCATTGGGTTTGTTATTTTGTAAATTCCTACTATTTCCATTCTTTTAAATAATTTTTAAGTCTTTTGCCAATCTTTTCAAGTAAAAAAAACGAACTTCAAATTGGTCAGATTTTCGATAGCCTTTCAAGTCCATATAATCCTTTATTTTTGAGATTTCGATTTCCAATAATGTGATAGCCTCCATACGCTCATGGTCATTTAATGCCAATTTATACTTATGATACGCATCGGTCATATTTTTTTCATCTATTTGGTTGCCTTGGTTTCTAAGTATAACCTGTGCTATTTTTGATAACGTCATTTTCTTAATTTTTATGCAAATATAGTTATAATATTTTAATAATCAATAGATTTATCAATTTTTAACAATTTTATTTTCGATCGATATTCCTTAATTAGATCTTTCAACTCTTCAATAGTGTACTTTCTTGATTTATTTCGCAAAGATAGTAATAAATCGTAGTTTTCTTGACCTATTCTATTTGGTAGTCTTATTGAATATTCTGCAATATTTCCGTGTTTATGGAGATTGCAATGTATGCAACTGGTGTGAACGTTCAATTCGTTAAATCTTAATTCTGGACTCGAACCGACCGAAAAAAAGTGAGATGCGTTTGGATTTTCTACTTTGCAATCGCAACTTATACAAGGTTTGCCCTTATCTCTTGCATTGATATATTGATTAAAAATCTGTTGTGCGGTTTTCAAATAATCACTTAGTGTTTTCATTTGATCCAATCCCGCTTTTTTTTCTTTTTGGGCTTGCTTAATTTTGGCGTACTTTGTGCTGCATTCCCATTTACAAACCTTTTGGAGGCTGTTTCTTGGATAAAATTCACTATCACACACTTTGCATATTTTAGGCTTTGGTTCTTTTT